GATGACGAAAAGCACGTACACCCCTTGCAATTAGATGTAATTGATAGGCTTGTGGAACTTTACTCAAATCCTAATGAAGTTGTATTAACGCCTTTTATGGGTGTTGGAAGTGAGGTTTTTAGCCCTGTATCAATGGGCAGGAAAGCAATAGGAATAGAATTAAAGGATAGTTATTTCAAACAGGCTAAACTTAATTTGATCGAAGCTGAAAAGCGTTTTAAGGAAAGTGTAAAACAGTTAACTATGGAACTATGAAACCACCACTAACAAACACACAGGAAGTGCTTTATACCCTTATTAAACAGGGTTACGTTAACTTTTACGACTTTCCTACACTGATAGGATTAAGAACTCGATTGTCGGAAATTAGGCTTAAATATGGCGTTAAAATGGAAGCCATAAAAGCAACTCGCAATAACAAATATGGACATCCTTTTACGTACCACACCCACAAGCTAAAAGACAAAGAACACGCTATTAAAGTGTACGAAAAATTAACGGTCAACAACTAAAATAATTTTGATTTTTAAAGTATTTGGTTGTATATTTGCTTAACGTTGCGGTCCAGATAATAGGCAACAAAAAGAAATTTAAAACAAACCTTTTAATGATGGTAGCTTGGACCCTACTTGATTTAAAGGGTTTTTTTATTGAATTATGCCAACTCTTAAAGAATATTTAATACACCATAGGATTGAAGTTACTCCGGACCAAAGGAGCGAACTTGGAAGGCTTTTATCTGGTCCAGAAGATAACAATGGAAAAGTATTGGAAGATGGTTTTATGGTTAAGGACTATAAAATTGAGTATTTGGATAACCACGAAACCCAAAAGAGAATTATTTCCTATTTTCATAAACTACTTTGATATGGCTGAGGGTAAGAAAACTTTTATTTTTTATTCTGATTGGATTAATATGGTTAGGGAAATGCCTAATGAAGATGCTGGGGAACTTTTAAAGCATATTCTTAGTTATGTTAATGATGAAAACCCAGAAACAAAAAACATACTGGTTAAAATGGCTTTCGGTCATATGAAGCCAGTGCTAAAAAAGGATTTGAAAAAGTGGGATGAAATAAGAGAAAAAAGGAAAGAAGCAGGTGCTAAGGGAGGCAAAGCAAATGCTAAGCAAATAGAAGCAAATGCTAAGCAACTCGAAGCCGTAAATGATAATGTTAATGTAGATACTATGTATCTTAGTGATGAAAAATGTTCTGAGAAACAATTTTTAGAAGATTGGGCTAAATGCAGACAATCATATCTTAAAGTGCCTACAAATATAAAAAAGCTAAAAACATTCGACATTCCTAAATTCAACAATGCGGTAAAAGACTATTCAAGGGAGCAACTAAGGGAAGCGATGCGGGGTTTATTCTTTCAAGAGGTTATTTCCTTTTCCTCAATGACTTTGCAACCTTCGCATTTTTTAGAGAATGTAGATAAATACTACAATGCTTTTATTTCAAAAGATAGGAAGCTTTACGGCTCAAAACCAGTGGAACAATGAAAGAACTATCATTTGATTTAATTAAGGGCGAAAAGGAAATATCTAAAGCGGATATGCTAAAGGTGCATAACGAATGCCTTATTGATTTAGAGCAAGTATATGAAAGGCCACCACTGGCAATAAGCATAGGGCGCGATACAAGAGGATATCATAATCCTTTCGGAACTTTCGGAAACATATCTCTGATTAAGGGAGAAGAAAAAGCAAGAAAATCATTTTTAAAATCACTTATTGAAGCCTGTTCAATTGGTGGGCAAGCTTCGGGATTTGCTAATGATTTGATACAGGGTCATAACCTTTCAGATAAATACATAATTTCTTTGGATGGAGAGCAGGACGAATACTATGCGTGGTTAAATGGTATAAGAATACCAAAAATGGTAGGTAATTTACCAGAAAACTATAAAGTTATAAAACTAAGAGAAAAAACAAACTTTGAAAGGGCGCAATACCTTGAATGGCTTTTTATGGAAAGTCCTTTTAAAAGCAAAATAGGATTATGCTTTATTGATGGGTATGTAGATTTCGTAAAGAACTTTAACGACCTTGAGGAATGCGACCAATTTACACAATCTTTAATGCGATATTCTTCAATATCTAAATGCCATATAAGCGGAATATTGCACTTAAACCCCGGAACAACAAAAGCAAGAGGACACTTAGGAACTATCTTACAGCAAAAATGCGAAACGGTTGTAACGATAAAAGACAATGGAGATTACTCACTTGTGGAATGCCAAAGGGCAAGAGGTAATAAATTTGAGCCTTTCACAATGAGAATAGATAATAACTGGTTGCCCTATATTTCAGATGATGCAATCGAAACCTATGGGGATATTGACCCTTTTAAAAAATAAAAATATGGATATAATAAAAGCAGTGAACAGAATAGGTTGGAGATTTGGCGACAATGACAATCCAAAACCATTTCCAGTTAATGAATTAGATATTGAAGCATATAACGAGATAGTAAGATACGTTAAGGCACAACAAAATCAACAATACGAATCAAACCAGCTATTCGCTAAACTTTACATTTTCGTTTATATGCGATTTTTATCAAAGCACCAATCAACGGTAATGGACACGCTTCCACGCAAACAATTACATTCAATTTTAGAAAAACCGATTGAACAATGGATTGAGGATTTTAAGGAGCAATTAAACGACAACGAAAGATATACAGCTTTGGAAAGCGTAGGAATTGATTTAAAGCACCCTGTTTTGGTTTCTAATGATGAAAGGGCGCAGAATACCATTAAAGCAAAAAAAGTAGTCGAAACGCTTTTAAATGATGTTTGGGATACAGAAACAGTAACCGAATGTATAACAGTTGAAATAAACAACGCATTAAACAAATACAGATAATGAAAGAACTTGAACTATTTTTTGAATATTGCTGTAAGGCTGTAAAAATAGATTTGTCATCAAGAAAAAGAGATGACATTATAGCTTTCGGAAGGTTCGTTTACTTCTATAACGCAAAAAAAATGTTCCCCACAATTTCAAATGCTAAAATAGGAAGCCTCGCAGGTGGCAGGGATAGCGCAACAGTTACGCACGGAATAAAGAGATATGGAGAGCTTAAAGGGGATTTTGAATTTGAGTCGATAAAAAAAGCAATTGAAGAACAATTGGAGGTATTTGATCCAAACCTAAGCGGGAGAGACCTTGAGCTTAAATATCTATACTCAAACAAAAAAAGACTTGAAAAGCAAGTTGAGATATTGAACAAACGAATAGCAAATACAGAAGTGGAGCGAGAGATATTGGATATGTTCAATAAATTGCCAAAAGAAAAACTAATAGATTTTAAAGAAACAAGGTTAAGGCCTTACCTAAAAATGAACTCAATATGAACCTACAAATAACAATACCCAGCACTTGGCAGCCAGAAAATGCCCAATCTTTAAATAATTGGATTGAAAAGATACACCAGCACGTAAGGGAATCAAGATTAAAATGTTAAAGTTTTAAATAGTTAGTTATAATTGAAAATAAGTTTGTATATTTGAAGCATCAAAACAACTAAGATGAACTACAACGAATCATACACAGTACAAAATCACTTCCAAGAATTGGGATTTACAGTAACATTAGATGCTTCTAAAACTTCTGATTATGTTACCATCACTAATGACAACAAATATGGAATGAAATTAGTAATTAGATTTTCAGACCACGATGCAATGACCGGTCGCTCTGCTTGCGCTGATTTGTCTTATGTGATTTCAGATTTGAAAGATGAGTACGCGGGAAAATTCGAAAGTAAAATCTCAATAGATGAGGATGGCGACATTTCTTCTGATGAAGTTGAGTTTGATACTGAATTGGAAAGGGATTCTTATTTAATGAATGTAATTTTAACCGAGATAACAAACAAAATAGATTTTTAAAAATGGCACAAAAGACGATGACACTATCCGATAAAGTATGTGAATGGGTAGAAGCACAGGCAAAGAAAGAAAACCGAAACTTTTCAAATATGGTAGAAACCATACTACTCGAAAGAATAGAAAGGGATAAACTTTGAAATGGGTTATAACGTTTTAGGTATGAGTAGTAAAATAATACGGTAAATAAAAAACGAAATTATGTTAATAGAACAAGCAAAGGAATTATTAGAAAAAGGTGAGTACTTAACTCATAGATTTTTTGAACCACACGAATACATAAAAAAAGTAGATGGTGTGCTAATGGATGAAAGCGAACTACCACTTAACGAAAAAGAGTTTTGGGATGTTAGACGAACTAAATATTGGAAGCAAGATTGGGAAGTGTACGGATGGTAGTATTATTTTATTACTTATACCCGTTGTTGTGGTGTCGTTCTAATGCACTACAACGTAACGCAAATATAAGAAGTTGGGGACTGTCGTGAGCAGTTGGTCAAGCACCCTACCCCACGGAGCAGATGCCGAAAATGACGGTTACAAATAAAGAACTTGAAGAGAAACTTAAAAACTCTTAACTATGGAAGCAAAAGATATTACGAAGGGAAAAACAGAAATTATTGAATTACAACATAAGTATAAAATAGGCAAAAGGTTTTCAATAGAAATAGACGGAATACCTACAATAGAAGTAAAAACCGCAATAGGATTTCATTCCGACGAAGAGGTAAAAGCAAACGCAGAACTAATATGCGAAGCCTTTAACGTAGCCAACGAAACAGGGCTATCTCCAAGGCAAATGCAAGAAAGGATAAAGGAGTTGGAATTGCAAGCAAAAAAATTAATCCAATGGGAAACTGATTATCCTCCACAAAGAATTTATGGAATGAGCCAAACCATAACGATAGCAAAGGAATTAGAAAAAATCATATTGAATTTTAAAAAAGCACTAAACAAATAAAGGGCGGTAAGCCGTAGGAAGCAAAACACCGCCCAATTAATAACCACTTAATACAAATGATTATGAAAGCAAATATAACAATGTTAATACTGTTATTCACTGTAGCGGGATATTCACAAACATCAATTGGATTTCAGATAAGCCAAGACAATCGTTTGTTCCTACTCGGCGATGACCACGGAAACGACCCCTTAACCCCAGACCTTCAATTTAAAATAGTATTGCAGGGTAACGACAGCGACTTGGGGTATTTGGTAGTTGCTCCAAAATACGAATGGGCGCAGTTGTCTGGTGGCGATTATTCACGCTTCGGAGTTGAAGCGGGTTATTCATTCCATACCTATATTTTAAAAATTGATGTAACACCGTTAATCGGCTACGGTTATATGTTCAGGCACGACAGCCGTTCGGTAAGTTGGGAATTTTCAACGGAAATAAAGATACCTTTGACAAAGAATTTAAGCGTTATAAGCCTTGTAAACGTAAATCAAAGGCACGACTTAAAAGATTCCCCGTGGCGTTACAATGTAGGCACAGGATTGAGATATGATATTTCTACTGACTATCTAAAAAAACAGGCTAAAAAAGGAACGAGGTTTTAACTATTGATTAATCAAAAATAATTAACTATATTTGAACTATGAAACACATAAACACACCCTACACGTGTCAAAAGGATTTAATTACAAAAGATAATCCTTTTATAAATCAATTCCCTAACAGACGTGAAAGACGGCAAAAAGAAACAAGGGAGTTCAACAACTCAAATTCATATCCATTAATCGTTAAGAAGATTGGTAAAATGAGTTTTGTAAAATACGTAAAAACAATCCAATTGTTGCCAAGCGTAAAAAAGAATTTAGGAGCTCGAGTAATTTCGTCTAAAAGAAACCGAAAAGGCAACCAAAAAATGAAACCAATAATCCACTACACAGAATGTTAGATCCAAACGAAATAAACGTAGTTGATGCGGAGGTGGTTAATGGAAGTGATTTAATCTTTGAATAGCTATGGCCACACAACTAAAAAGAATAAGAAAAAGCAAAATATATAAATACGTATCTCTTTTTAAAGACTCTAATGGTTTAAATTTATGGGGCGTACAGATGTTAGGAAATTCAAAATACTATGATACAGAAAGATAAGCGGCTTTAGCGGTTGATATAAAACTTATTGAAAAAGGAAAAAACCCTGTTAATATTCTAAAAAAGAAGCTATGAAAAAAACAATCCACCGTAACGCAATAAACGGACAAATAGTAACAGAGGAATTTGCAAAACAAAATCCAGATACTACCGTAACCGAAACGATATTTAACCACAGGGATATATTAAAGGACTTCTGCGACTTCTTAGAAGAACAGGGTAGACCAATTGACTATAGTTTAATTGATGAATATTTAAAAACCCGTTGAACCCAAAGAACTGGAGCAATAAGGACAACGAGAAATGGACAAACATTTCAATCTCCATTTGCGGGGATAAAGACTTAGCCCAAGATATTTTACAAGAAGCATATCTAAGAATATTTGACAAAGAAGAAGTAAATAATCGCTATATTTACAGAACAATATTAAACCTATTCATTAACCATTGCAAGGAAACAAAGAATGTTAGGTTAACGGAAAAGCTACAAATAGAATGCAACCAAAGATATTTCGAGCCAACAGATGAAGAAGATAGAATACTAAAAAGAATAGATCAACTTGAATGGCATAAAAGGGAATTGTTGAACGAAAGTTTTGATAGGTCATTGAGGGAAATAGAAAAAGAATACAATATCAATTACGGTTTTGTGTTCCGGGAAATAAAGAACGCTAAAGAATTTATATTAAATGGCTAAACCAAAAAAGAAAGTAACCATCAAATCGGGCGGTGTTGGAACAACAATTGCAAAGGCAATAAAAGCAACGGGATTAGATACATTCGTAAACGGCAAAGATTGTGGTTGTGAAGAAAGGGAAGCGAAACTAAACAAGCTACTCCCTTACCGTTTCAAGGCAAGGTGTATGACCGAACAGGAATACAAAGACTGGAAAGCCTTTCAACAAAACAGGACTTTAAAACTAAGTTGGGATGAAATATTGTTTGTTTGCAAAACCCATTCAGATATATTCAATAGGCAATATTGGAAACCCGATTGCCTAAACTGTCAAGGCACAATCAAAGTGCTTATTGAAATGATAAAGAAAATAGATTTGGTTTTTGAACAATATGAAAAGTAAAATCAATTATTGATTTCTATTGATTATGGATAAGAGAAAATTTAATGGAGGGAATAGCACAAAATCAAAAGGAGTTGATAAACGTAAAAACGATTATAAAAATGCTCTTGAAGATGCTTCTACAATAGAAGATGTTGTTTCTGTTTTGAAGTCCGTAAAGAAACAAGCCCTTGAAGGTGATCTACAAGCATCTAAATTATTCTTAGCATACTACTTAGGCAATCCAAAAAGCACAACAGACATAACAACCAACGGCAAAGACATAAACATCTCCCCTATTGAATGGGTGGAATAAGAATACATAAAGCCTACCAACCTTTAATTACTTCAAAAAAAAGATACTATCTTTTAACAGGGGGTAGAGCATCCCTTAAATCTACAACAATACACGACTTCGCTTCAAGGTTAACGTACCAAAAAAATCAAGGTATATTGATAACAAGATATACAATGGCAAGTGCGGAGAAATCAATTATTCCAGAGTTTGAAAATTCAATAGGGCTTAATGGAAGTAATGTAGATTTTAGAAAGTCAGGAAACAAATACACTAATATACATACAGGGTCTTTTATTCTGTTTAGCGGTATAAAAACAAATCAAGGAGACCAGACAGCAAACCTTAAATCACTTGCAGGAATAACGACTTGGATAATAGACGAGGGGGAGGATTTTAGAGATGAGGGAACTTTTGATGATATTGACGATAGTATTCGTGGAAGCATAACACAAAACAGAGTTATTTGGGTTCAAAACCCAAGTACTAAAGAACACTTCATTTATAAACGTTGGCTTGAGGGATATACAACACCAATTCAAATTGAAGGAGAACAGGTTTTAATATCAAACCATCCATCTGTTGAAGCAATACACACCACATATCATATTGCGGAAAGAATGGGTTATCTCTCACAATCCTTTTTAGATAAGGTTAACGAGATTAAATTAACCAACCCTAAAAAATATCTTCACAAATACTTAGGCGGCTGGCTTGAAAAAGCCGAGGGGGTTGTATTCGATAATTGGAAGTTCGGCGCGTTCAATCCCGATAACCTGCAAACATCCTGCGGGATGGACTTTGGATATTCCGTTGACCCGGACACATTGACCGAGGTAGCAATAGATAAAAAGAAAAAGATTATCTACGTCAAGGAGCATATCTATTCCAAAGGGAACAAGAGTTCAGACCTTGCAAAGATGATATTGGCAAGGGTAGGCAATAAACTTATAATTGCAGATAGCGCAGAGCCACGTTTGATTGATGATTTAAAGGATGCGGGGGTTAATATCCAAGCCGTCAAAAAAGGAACGATTGAGAGTGGCATAACACGAATGCAGGACTTCCAAATAATAGTAGAGGAAAACAGCCACAACATCGCAAAAGAATTTAACAACCACGTTTATTCAGACAAGACTTCAAAGTTATACGTTGACGATTGGAATCACGCAATTGATGGTATAAGATACAATGTAACCTATCATTTGGACGGTGCTTTCGGTATAGAGATTTGGTAAATAACAAAAAACCTTTTAATTTGTTTATACAGTATGAAGATCACTTTGCCCGAACATATTGGCGACATTACGCTTGAACAATACCAAAAGTACCACAAACTTTGTTTAAGGGAGGACTTGAACCTATTTAATTTCAACACACGAAAGATTGAGATATTCACGTGTCTGTCACATCGAAAAGTAAAGGACATATCACACAAGGACTATTCGGAAATCGTGGAGCAGATTGACAAGGCAATGAACGAGGACACTCCATTCAAGAACACTTTTAAAATGAATGGAATTGAATATGGTTTTGTTCCGAACTTGGACAAGATTACCACACGGGAGTTCGTAGACCTTTCAACCTTCGGCGTAGAAATAGAAGATTTGCACAAGACGATGGGCGTGTTATTTAGAAAGGTAACCAAAAAAGATGCCTTTGGGAACTATAACATAGAGTACTATTCAGGAACCGAGGAAAAGGCAGAAGCAATGAAACAAATGCCTATGAATATCGTAAACGGGGCATTGCTTTTTTTTTGCAATATAGCGAGGGAATTAAGGGTAAGTATCCAGAGATATACGGAAGCGGAACAAGCGAAGGCGATGGCGCATTAAGCTATTTTGAAAAATGGGGATGGTATGCAACGATTGAAAGTTTAGCTAAGGGAAACTTATTAAAGATGGATAAGGTTTTAGATAAGCCAGCGGGAGAAACATTGTTGTTTTTAGCGCACAAAATAGACAAACAGAAACTTGAAACACAGTTAAGAAAAAAGAAACCCGGCACAACAACAACGCAGTTATGAGAATAGATACAAAATACGATATTGGGGAATATGTTTATTTAAAAACAGATCCAGACCAAAAGCAAAGAATGATTAGGGGTATTTTTCTTAGGCGTAACCAAATATCTTATGAGTTGATTTGTGGAATTGAAGAAAGTTACCACGAGGACTTTGAATTTACAAAAGAAAAAGACGTTTTAAAAACATTGGACTAATGAGTTTAAACCAATATACCCAACTTCTCTACTACATCAAACAGCTTGCTGATGCTGATGAATATATCAACACCGTAACAAATTCCCCAGACGATAGCATTGATTTGGACAAGGGCAATGTTTTCCCTTTGTTGAATGTTGATATTGTTTCGGGAAGTTTCACCAATGGGCAAACGGTTAAATTCAATGTTGAGATAGTTTGTTTGGATATCCGCGACATAAACAAAGAAATAAGAACCGATAAATTTTGGGGTCAGGATAATGAAGTGGATAATTACAACGATACCTTAGCAGCTTTAAATAGATTGTGGACATCAATGTACAGGGATTTTGAGGACAACAATATAACGGCAAATGAGAATCCACAACTTGAAATCATAACCTATTCCAACGTAAATCTATTGGATGGATGGAAACTCACATTTGAAGTAGAAATGCCCAATACAACATTAAACCTATGTACGTAAAACAGGCAATAGATAATTTTTGGGCAAATGTAATTTCCGATGCAAAGGATAATCTTAAAAAAAAGAACGCAAGTGGCGCGCTTTCCAATTCGCTTAAAGCCGAAACGATTGAATACAAGAATAGCTTTACCACTTCTTTGTCAATGGAGGATTACGGTATCTACATAGATCAAGGGGTCAAGGGAGTAGGCGGTACAAAGGCCGACGGCACGAAATGGAAAAAGAAAAGTGTTTTTGGAAGCCGTGAAAACTTTAGATATAAAAACAAACGCCCACCCTATATGGCATTTAACGGCTGGAGTATAAGAAGGGGAATCGCGCCCAGAACAAAGAGCGGAAAGTTCCAAAAAAGGAAAGGACTTTTGTTTGCGTTGGCCAATTCAGTATATCACACAGGATTGGAAACGACACACTTTTTGACAACGCCATTTGAGTACCATTTCAAGAGCCTGCCCGATGATATTGTGGAAGCATACGCTTTAGAGGTTGAGGATTTATTAAAAATGAGTTTAAAATGATACGTTCCCTTTCGCCCCACTACATAGAAACCCCATTTGTAAGCCCCAATAGCGGGCTTGTCTGCGATTCCTACATATTAGAAGTATTTGTTTGGAAAGGGGCAAAGTTATCGCCTCCATCAACACCAACATATTCTTGGACAATTCCAAACCCAACGGCCAGCACAGGAACGAGCAAGGTCAATATTTCGAGGGTTGTGAGTGATTTTGTAGAGTTCGAGCCGCAGACCGCAACCGATACGAACGTAGTGGATAATATAAATTCAGCGTGGGTCAAGACACAAGTAAAATACAACAGAGGGTCGGGTACTGAATTTGCACAGCTTCAACATACGGAACTGATGTCGAGGGGCTATTATTACGCAATGGACAACCAGTCTTTGAACGAAACAGGAATGCTGGTCTCGGGAACTGATTTTAAAGTGGAAAGGGGCGGTTTGTTCTGCGTTCCAATATTGGTAAGTGAAACGGAAGATTCGCAGATAACCGTTACATCGCATCCGGGGAGCGATATTAATTTTACGTTTAACGTGTCCGCTACCACAAACTCAAACGAACTTGTAAAAAATCTTTGGGTCAAGATTTCCGACCTTGCTTCAAATTCATATATTGAAATAACCCATAAATTTGATACGCAGGATATTACAGGCATCACCCTATTGGTTACGGATGAATGGAAATACAATCCCGTTCAAGTTATGTTTCAGAATAAATATGGTTATGAACAGGTGCTTACATTTTTCAAGGAACGTTCGTCAAACTTAACAACGACTTCCGAAAGTTTTGAAAGCGATAGGGGTCAGCCTATTGATGGAAATCACCAATTCGTGACCTACAACGTACAGGGGCGCGAGGGGTTCAAAATAAATAGCGGATTTGTTTCCGAAAGCAGAAACGAAACTTTCAAACAATTATTCCTAAGCGAAAGACAATGGATAATAGAGGGCGCTTTAATTACGCCCATCAATATAAAATCGAAAGACCTTACCTATAAAACACAGTTAAAAGAAAAGCTGATTAATTACGAAGTTGATTTTGAGTATTCTTATAACGAAATAAATAATATTTAAGCGGAAGCCGAAAAGCTAAAGAGTAGGCGATAACCATTGAAAAATAAAGAAAAATGGTAACTTATTTTAACAAAAAAGACATTGTAAGTTTCGGTAATTACTTGTTGTCTGAAGAAAGAAAAAACCGAATTAGTGAATTGAACCAAAACAATGTCACGCACGCTGATATTGAAAATTGGAAAGAAACCGTAAGGCGTGATAATAATTAATTAAATTAACAACCGCCCTTATTAATTTAGGGGCGGTTTAAAAGAAAAAATTGATTACAACCCTGTACATAGCAAACCAAAGATTAGACCAGTTCAAAGATGAAAACGTGGAGGTGGTTTCTTCCGTTGTGGATATTAAGGACATTACAAAGAATACCACTTCCTTTACGCGAACTTTCACAGTTCCGGCATCCCGAAGGAACAATATTATATTCAGGCACTACTATGATGCTAATATTGACAATTCTTTTGATGCGCGCACAAAGATTGATGGGCGAATAGATTTGGACGGAATCCCTTTTAAGTACGGTAAATTCAGGTTGTCAAAAGTAAGCGTTAAAAAAAACAAACCGAGTGCATACACGATTAACTTCTTCGGAAACTTAGTCGATTTAAAGGACAAGTTAAAGAACGATGAGTTGAGCAGTCTTGACCTTTCCGCTTACGATCACGACTACGATTCAGACACGGTTAGAACGGGGTTGGAAGGGTCTTTGTTTTCGGGGGATTTAATTTACAATCTCTTTGTAAAGAAACAGTACTACATCAATTCGATTAATACAGACAACACTCAAACGGAAAAACTTGCCAATATATCTTATTTGGGTGGCAACGATGCTGGTGTTATTTGGAACGATTTGAGACCAAGCCTAAAGCTGATACGAATTATTGAAGCGATTGAAACAAAGTACGATATTGTTTTCAGTAGGGATTTTTTCGGGACTTCGGAATTTACCAAGCTCTACATGTGGCTCAACCCCCACAAAGAAAAGCAAACAGGTGGCGATACACAAATAGTAGATTTTGATTCAGGAGATAGTACCTACATGAACCTTTCAACTAATGTGGGGTCATATACAGTTCAGAACACAAGTGCCTCAGACGATAGGGTCAGATTCTTTATGACTTTAGAAGTAACCCCCTCGGCAGGGTATGAAAATGTTGAGTACACAATTAAAATGTACAGGGATGGGGAGGTGTTTAAAGAAACGACCCATACGGGAACTGCAACACAACAATCACGCTTGGATTATGATGGTGGCGAGATAACATATTCCGTTTATTACGAGGTGGTATGTACGCAAAAGTTTGTTTATTCTGCTGAATTGGAACAAAGACGAAACAGTTCTGTACCCGGAGACCCACCTAATCAATACTTTTTTACATTTGCTTCTGAGAACACAATAGAAAGTGTCTTTGTTGTTGCGGAAGAAGTCCCAAAAATGAAGATTATAGACTTTTTAAAGGGGCTGTTCAATATGTATAAGTTGGTGGTTATTCCACAGGATGACGGAACATTGTATATCAATGGATTGAATGAATATTATGCTGAGGGCAATGTTTATGAAGTAACAAGATACATTGACTTTGAGAGTTTTGACGTGTCAAGGGGCGAAATACTTAACGAAATATCGTTTAAATTTTCCGAACCCACGACAATATTGAACCTTCAATTTAAAGAAAACACACTTATTGCCTATGGTGATGAGGAGTTGAGATTGAATGATGACAATGGAAACCCTTTGGACGGGGATTCTTTGGCCTTTGAACTGCCTTTTGAGCAATTTGTTTACGAAAGACTGCCCGATTTGCAGGACAATGTACTTTCACAGGTGCAATATGCGGCTATAATCGGGGAGGATTTAAGCCCCGCTAACCCAAAAGCCCATTTATTCTACAATCAAAACATAAGTTCGATAACAAAACCGATAGGTTTTATTGATGACGATGGCAATAAACAGGAACTTGACGGTTTCAATATACCGATGCACGTTGATTTTGTGAACTATCCGCAATACTCTACCACCTTTGGAAAGGAAATTAACGAATGGGATGGGTCTGTTATTCAAAACACGCTTTACTCGAACCATTATCAGAAATATATCGAGGCGATATTCAACATAAAAAAAAGGAGTTTTAATTTTAGTGCGGTGCTTCCTTTATGGTTAACACTAAAGCTACAGCTAAACGATGTATTGAAAATAAAGGAAAGCTATTATCGGATAGACAAATACAGTTTTAACCTGTTGAATGGAAAGACCAATTTCGACCTTGTTAATTCTTTTGATGAAAGTATTGGGGGCGTAGTTGCTCCACGTTCTTACTATACAGATTACACGGCAAAGACCGATACAATCTATGTAAGCAACTTAGAAGGAGCAACCATCCAAAAAGTAAGTCAAGGCGCAACGATTGACTTTCTAACTGTAACACAATCTGGAAACCATTTAACATTGACTTTTATTGAGAATACTGATCCAGACGACAGAGGTGTTTATTTAATCATAACCAACGCAAATAACAAACAAACCATTTACATAAACCAATCAGGGCAATGATAGCGGATATTTTAGAAATATTAAAGAAAGGGGATTTTTACGGAGGTGGCAGGGCTATAGAAATTGCCAAGGGGAAGCACGAACTTGTTACGGATTGGAAAAGCGTAAGATATAAAATAAAAAGGCAATGGCGATCACGAGGGAAATCATAATAACGTCCAATATGGACGAAACCGCAAAGGATGCGGAAAGGCTTGCTGGGAGTTTAGACAAGGTAGACAAGGAGGGAAAGAAAGCCGCAAAGTCTGTTGACGACGTAGCCGGCAATGGCGGGGCTATTGCAATACTCGACAGCTTGACGGGAGGACTTGCCACAAGGTTAAAGGATGCCTTTGAAGCGTCCAAACTTTTCAATGGTTCTTTAAAGGCAACACGTGGCGCGCTATTGGCAACGGGTATAGGTGCTTTTGTTGTTTCGCTTGGATTGGTGGTTACATATTGGGATGACATTGTAGAATTTATCACAAGAGCAAACGAAAGGCTCGAAGAACAATTGCAACTTAACCGTTCAAATGCCGACGTATTATCTTCCGAGATAGGATTGCTGGATAAAAAAATAAGCCTATTAACAAAAGAGGGCAAAGCAACGGAAGCGTTGCAGGAACAAAAAAAGGCACTTGTAAAACAGGCACAGGAATACAACAAAGAACAAATAAAGATACTTGAGGTTCAACTTGAAAGATTAAAGGCAACAAGTGAAGAACTATCTTTGTGGGAAAAAATAAAAGGGGCTGCGGCATTTGCCTTTCTTGGCGCGGAGGGTGCTGCTCAATATTCAACTGACACGGTAAGGGAAAGGGCGAAGGCAATCAATGAACTGGAACAGGCATTGCTGAAAGCCAAAGGCGAGGCAATTGATTTGGAAACGGTTCTTTTTGATATAGATAACCCCGAACAAAAATCAAAAACCAATACCCAAAAAGAAACCGACAACACAAAAATAACCTTTGACGATTCCGCACAAAAACGCATAGACGAGGAGATAAAAGCCATTGAGGAAATAGCGAGAATACGCCAAGAGTTTGCCGACAAGAACAGGGAAGACGAACTCGTAAAATCGGAAGTTGAAAGGGAAAGAAGATTGCTTGAAATAGAAAACCTTGTTGCGGACGAAGTGTTTAAGCGTGAGGCCATTGCGGAGGTAAATAAATACTATGACGAACAGGCACTTGAAATAGCGAAGCAAAGGGCAGAAGAAGAAGCTAAAATTGAAAAGGAAAAGAACGACAAGATTAAAGAGGATGAGGAAAGGTTGAGGGATGCCAAGTTTGCTATTGCCAATCAAACATTGAATATACTCGGAGGGCTTGCAAAAGAAGGTAGCGCCTTGGCAAAGGGGATAGCAGCTTCACAAGCTACCATAAACACTTTTCAAGGTGTTACTTCTGCACTTAGCGCAACTTCGGTAATACCCGATCCGTTCGGAACTATATTAAAGTTTGCCAATGCCGCAGCTATTGGTATTGCTGGATTTATAAACGTAAAGAAAATACTATCCACCAAGCCCGTAACAACGAGCGCAAGTGTAGGTTCGGGAACGGGAGCGCCACCAGCCCCATCATTCAATTTAGTACAGGGTACTGGAAGCAATCAAATAGCCGATTCAATACAGGGAGGAAACCAACCCATAAAAGCCTATGTAGTTTCTTCTGACGTATCGAGCAGTCAAGAAATGGATAGGAATATTGAAAGTAATGCTACTTTGTGAACACAAAAATAAAAAAAGTCTTAAAAAAGTATAACAATACAACATTTATTTTGTTTGTATTGTATGATAACCTACCAAGCGACTTTCAATCCTGCAAAAAATGACGGTGTTTTCGGAATATCGTTAGTGGACGACCCAGCTATGGAAGGGCTATTTGTAGCTTTAAAAAATGAAAAGATACAATTAAAGGAAATCGACAAAGAACAACGTATCTTGATAGGGCTTGTTTTAGAGCCTGACAAAAAGATATATCGCAATCAGGACGGACAGGAGTTCAATATCGTATTTGATGCCGACACCATAAAGGAACTTTCACACCATTTCTTCAAATCGAACTACCAAAAGAACAGCACGATTGAGCATTTAGACCCAATTGATGGCGTAACGTTCGTTGAAAGTTGGATAGTTGAGGACACAAAAATTGACAAATCCGCAAACTTCGGGTTATCGTACCCAAAGGGCAGTTGGATAGCCACTATGAAGGTTGATAGCGACGATGTTTGGAACAACTATGTAAAGACAGGAAAGGTAAAAGGTTTTAGCGTTGACGCTATGATTGACTTAAAGCAGATTAATTTAAAAAATGAAATAAATATGTCAGACAAATTGGATTCCTTTATGAAGGAAGTTAAAGCATTCTTAGGAATGGAAAAAGAAATTAAACTTGGTTCGGTGGTTTCGGGAGATACTACCATTGAGTTTGAAGGCGAACAACTTGCAGCAGGAGTTCCTGTTTGGGTTATGGCTGATGATGGTACTAAAGTGCCTTTGCCTGTTGGAGATTATCCAATAGAAGATGGAAAGACACTTGTTGTTACAACCGATGGTATGATTGCAGAGGTAAAAGAAGCCGCTGCAGCGAAACCAGATGCCCCTGCGCAAATGAATGACGATGCGCAAATGGCGGAGATTGCAAACGCAATCAAATCCATTATGATCAAATACAAAAAGGATGCGGAGGCAACGGAAGAACGATTTAAAACTCTTGAAACCAAATTGAAAGCACAGGATGAGCTTATCAAAAAACAAGAGGAAACAATTGTGGAACTTTCAAAAGAGCCTGCGGCTAAGCCAGTAAAAGCACAGCCAACGCAAGTGGCTTTGGATAAAAAAGGAAGATTACTTGAAAAAATAAGACAAAACTAAAATGAGCACAACAACAATTTACAGACAACTTAACGCCAATAACGTTTATGAATCCGTTACGGCTGCAAAGACCTTAACCGCTTCCGACGCTGGTAAAACATTTTTATTGCCAGCAACGGGAAAAGCAATCACACTTCCAGCACCAATAGCAGGAGTTAACTTTAAATTCATTTGCACTGCAACAACCGCAGGGACAAACTGGACAATCACAGGAGGAAACTCTTTGATTTTTGGAAGCGCACAAGTAGCTGGTGCGGTAGTAGCCGCAGACGCAGAAACAACGATAACATTGGTAATAGCAAAATTCCTTAAAGGGGATTGGGTATCATTAGAATCAGACGGTACTAATTGGTACGTAGAAGGTTCAGTAGTAACAGCAGCAGGATGCACCTTCGCATAATTAATTAATAAATAAAAAGAAATGGCAACAACAACAACAGTAAACAGTAATTATGTAGGCAAGGTGGCTGGCGAGATAATCGGGGCTGCTTTTAAAGAAGCCGACACGCTTCGCTTAGGTCTTGTAACCGTAGCGGAAAACGTAAACTATAAGTATCACCTTCGCAAAATCCGTTACACGGACGGCACTGTGGATTACACTTGTGGATTCGCCCCTGAAGGCGCAATCGTACTTTCAGAAAAGACCATAGAGCCAAAAAAGGTAATGAACGCATTCCAAATCTGTAAAGAAGATTTCCGTCAGACTTGGAGCGAGGATTCAATGGGCGCAAGCGCATCAAATCCAAATGCCCCTTCCGATATTATGGAAGCTATCCAAGTAGAGGTTCTAAGCGAGCAAGCCGAAAAGGTGGATTCTGAAATTTGGACGGGAACGGCAGCGACAAACGGTGAAATCGGGGATGGGTTTCTTGTTCAATTCGCGGCAGATGCAAACATCATAAAAGATGGGAACGGAGTAACAGCACCCGGGCATTCTGTAACTGAATCCACAGTTGAAGCAGATTTAAAACTTGCCCTCAATGCAATCCCAAGAGCGGTTCGCAGAAGCAAAACATTAACGGTTGCAGTTTCTCCCGATGTATTCCAAGCGTACAGCTTTTACCTAATTTCAAAAGGTATTGCAAACGATGGAACTGCAGACGAGAAGCAAGTTAAATTCGGTAAGTATATGTTGACCGAGGTTAACGGATTGCCCGACAATACAATTATTGTTTACGACAAGAAAAACCTAATCTTCGCAACAGGACTGAAAGCAGACCACAACGAACTTACAATTGTTGATGAGGATGAAATCGGACTATTGACCGGACAAGTAAGGGGCAAAATGGTTTACAGCGGTGGTATGGGATACTACAACCCAGAGGAAATCGTTTGGCTTGACTTAACCGCATAATAACAAGGGGCTTTATTTAGCCCCTATAATACATTATAAAATATGGCTTGTTTATTAACAGCGGGTAGAACAAAGGCTTGTAAAGATGGGTTGGGGGGAAACTCAAAACTATATCTTTACAACGATATTGAAGACCCTTTCACGATTGCAAATGGCGAGGCAACTGCTATAAATGCGGGCATTACGGAAGTGTTTGAATTTGAGCTTGAGGGCGATGGAAACACTTTGGAGCAGTCGATGGTTTCTGACAGAAACACGGGAACGACCGTAAACACGCAGACCCTAACAATCGTTTTGAAAAAAATGGATGCTACAACAAGCGCCCAATTCAATCTATTGGCTTATGGTTTCCCGCAGGCAGTTGTAAAAGACAGAAACGGAAAGTACCACGCAATAGGAATTGATGACGGCATTGATTTTACGGTGGTTGCAAGTACGGGAGGTGCAAAGACAGATTTAAACGGATATACATTGACAGGGGTTGCCACTACTGGAGCATTAGCCCCTATTTTGGATAACGACACAGTAACGGCTTTACTTGCTTTGGTGTAATTTTTTCCAGTTTTAATTGCAAGCCCCCTATAACAATAAGGGGGTTTTTTTGTTTATAATATATGAAAGTAGTTTCCCCTTCATCAACAACGCACGATATTACTTTTGTTCCAAGATTCTACCCTGACAATACAATTACGGTAGAGTTAAAGAACGAGGTTGATTCGGTTGTTTCCACGCCAACAAATACCTATTTCGTAAAGGATGGAAAGATAACCGTTAGGTTTGATTATACTTTTGTTGAGAACGACAAATTTCAGATGAAGGTAAGCGCGGGGTCGGATGTAGTGTATAGGGGAAAGATATTTGCGACAACCCAAAGCACACAGGCTTTTAAATTAACGGACGGACTGTACGAATATGAGTGATATAAACTTAATCCAACTTAGTAACTATGTACGCCCCGCAATTGTGGAGCAGAAGTACAAAGGCTATGTGCTTAACGGTAAGAACAACGAGTTTTACCAGTACATTATTGATAGGTACAATGGAAGCCCTACGAACGCCTCTATTATAAATTCCTATATTGATTTGATTTACGGTAAGGGATTGGGCGCTACCAACTCAAATACAAATCTAAAGGACTGGACTTACCTAAAGACTATATTAAAAGATACCGAACTAAAAAAAATAATCTCAGACTTTCAGTTATTTGGCGAAGCTACCATCCAATGTATCAAAACAAAAGGCGGTAAGGATTTGGCTACTTTGGCGCATATCCCCACAAATTTGGTAGTGCCGAGCATAGAAAATGAGGATGGCGAAATAGAAAGCTATTGGTATTCCAAAAATTGGAGCAAGATAACCCAAAATCCACCTAAAGAATATCCCGCCTTTGGAACTTCAAAAGAAAATATCGAGATATTCAGGATTAAACCCTATAAGGCAGGAAAGGATTATTTTGCAGACCCCGATTATTTGAGCGGACTTCCATACGCTGAAATGGAAGAGGAAATAGCTAACCTTAATATCAACTCAATCAAGAACGGATTGAGTGCCGGCTACATCATAAACGTCCCCGATGGCAAAAGTCTTTCAACAGAGGAAAAGGCAGAGTTTGAGAAAAAAATAAAACAGAAATTAACGGGCAGTCCAAATGCTTCACGGTTTATACTTTCGTTTAACGGGAGGGATGCTGAAATTACAATAACGCCATTCCCTGTTAACGAAAACATTCACAAACAATGGCAATTTTTAACAGAGGAAGCCAAACAACAATTATTGACAGCACACAGAGCAACAAGCCCTTCAATAGTCGGTATCGTTTCAAGTAGCGGGTTTTCAAATACTGCGGACGAAATGGATACGGCAGAAGCGCAACTCGTAAAGCGTGTCATTGCCCCGAAACAACAACACATTATAGATGCCTTACAGGACATTCTTACTTTCTACAACATAAACCTTGATTTAAAATTTATACAGCTTACAGAGCCAACACAGGCCCAGCCAACAAAGTTGAGCAAAGAGGGAAAACAAAACCCATTTAGCGAAGAACAGATTGATAGGCTTATCGAAATGGGTGAGGTCATAGATGAAAACGAATGGGAAATAATAGAAGATGAAAGGTGCGATGCTATCACATTAAAGGAAAGCCAACTAAATACTATTTTTCAACTTGCATCCACGCCAAAGACCAGCGATAAAAAAAGCGAGCAGGACACTTCACTATTTAAGATACGCTATAAGTATGCGGGAAACCCATTGCCCGAAAGAATGTTCTGTAAAAAGGTGATGTTTTCAAACAAAGTTTACCGGGCGGAGGATTTGAACGCAAACTATAATTACAATGAAGAATTTGCGCCAAGTGGACAAAGTAGTTATAACATATTCCTTTTCAAAGGTGGCGTAAACTGTAAGCATTGGTGGCAACGTGTTATCTATATGAAGAAAGGCAATGAGCAGATAAGCGTAAACGATGCACGTAAAATGATACTTGAACTTGACCCAAAAGACAGAAAGGATGCAATGTGGCAGGATAATGATTCAAGGGTGGCAAAAGTAGCCGAACCCGCTAACAATTGGTGGAGCTTAAAACCTAACTATAGAAGCTGATGGCAATCAAATTATTCATAACACCCCAACAGATAGCCCAAACAACGATAATGGGCGGAAACGTTGATGTTGATAAATTCAATTTCTGTATAGACAACGTGCAAGTAACGGTAATAGAGCCTTTGTTGGGAACTGAACTTTACGATAAGATGCTTTCTGACTTTCCTACTTATACGGGACTTTACGCAACGCTTTATACTGAATATGTACAGCCGATAGTAAAATATCAGGCAACGGCCGAATATATAGAAATTTCAAGCTATACACTCGGGAACGGTGGGTTGTTCAAACACGCTCCCGAAAACCAAGAGATTGTGGATAAAGAAGAAGCACAGTTCTTGGCGCAAAAGTACTCGGCAATGGCACAGATGTACGTACAACGGTTCAATAAATGGATTTGCAAGAACACCATAGCGGAATATAAACATTGTCAAGACGATGTAAACGCAGATGGGGATATAAAATTAACAGCGGGCTGGTATTTCGGAAGATAATGTACGGACTGACAAAAAATATAGCAAAGGGCTGCAAGGATTTACAGGGCGGGATAAATAAAGTCTATTTGTTCCCTTATGTAAAGTATTCCCGAAGCCAAATCACTATTTCGGGACAGAAAGTAACGGCATTCCCAAGTACCGACATATACGAGGGTCATTCAAACGCATCAAGTTTCAATGAAAATAGCGAAATTGAGGGCGGTGCTGACTTTTACAACCAAACATTAACGTTGCAATTTCCCAAAACTACGGTTCAAAGCGAGATTTATAAGTTTACAAAGGCACTTTATAGGGCTATTTATATTGACAGATTGGGAAATATACGCATTTTAGGGCTTTGGAACGGTCTTGACGCAAGTGTTACCAATGAAACTGGAACGGAAAAAGAAGCATTGAACGGTTATCGCGTTACTTTTACCGGTAAAGAGGACAATCAAGCGTACTTTTTAGACAACTTAAACATTGTGAGTGGGTTTGATTTAAAGATATTTATGGACGGAAACACGGCTATCTTCCAAGATGGCAATAATTACATATACAACTAATGGCAAATCAAAGATTAACAGATAAACCGGAGCTTACATCGCCAGCATTGGATGATAAGTTTGAGGTTGTCGATGTTTCAGACACTACACAGAACTCCGCTGGAAGCACTAAATGGATTAAATGGTCAACGTTGAAATCCTTTTTTCTCAAATATACGGGGCTTTCAGATGTATTGGATACAACACTTCAGGGCAAAGAGGGGCAAGTGCCAACGGTTTATACTCCAGTTGGAGCGTCAACACCAAAACTAAAACTTACACCTTTACCAAGTTTCACAGAGTTATATTCCGGCAATACGGTCATAAATGGCGGAATTATAAAGTTAGGACTCACTGACCTTGCGTATAAAGTTTGGGCAACGTCATTTATCATAAACAACATAAAATACGATGAATTTGTAACTGCAAATAAAACATTGTCGGATGGAGACCCAACACATCCAAGAATTGATGTCTTTGCTATTGAGGTTAATGCGTTTGCATATCCACCAACATTTTCGGTAGTAATAATTGAGGGAACGCCAGCTGCCTCTCCTGTAAAACCAACGGTAAACCTTGCAACACAAGTAGAGGTTTCATTTTCTGTAGTTGCTGCTGCCGCTACAACAGACCCTAACACAGTTTTAGATTTAATTTATGACGAAGCGACAGGAGAGCCCGATGAATGGGGAAATACACACCTTGTAGCTGGCGGAAACTTAACAGATACATCAGACCCATTTTTAGGTACTGTTTCTTTAAATATCCCAGCACTTGTGAATGACTATGTAAGTTGGACAAACCTAACGGACATATCATACGCAACAGATCAAAAGTTAAATTTTGCTATTAAGCTAACGGCTTGGAATGGTGGGCAGACTATTGAATTTAAATTAATTGATACTGCGACTTCAAATTATAGAATACTTTCCATTAATAGTATAAACGCGGTTAATTACGGAATAGATATTACTTCAACTTCTTGGCAAGTTGCACAGATACCAATATCAAGATTCATAAGTCAATCATCAACAACAACTTTTGATAGATTGCATATAACATTTACAGGCAATGCTCCAATGTTATTGGATTGGATTAACGTACAATCTGGGTTGAACCAGCCACCAACGTACACTTATGTTAAATCGGTAGTAGCTGGAACAAATATAGTTGTAGATAATACAGACCCAGAAAGGCCGATTGTAAATATGCTAACGTCCTCTTTTATTTTGGTTGGCTATACAATAGGAACACTTCCACCACCATCAATAGGCAAGATTGTTTATATAACAGACGGTCAGACATACGGAGCTTCAGCTTCTGGTTCAACTGTAAGCACAACAGGGTCAACAAAAAGACCCGTATTTTATGACGGAACTAATTGGATATATGTATAATGGCAAGCATAGTACAAAGAAATTTAGAGGACAGGGTTAAGAACGATACGTTTTCAAGCGTGGAGTTTGAGTATTTTGACGGTAATGATACCCCTATTGATTTGACCGATTGCACTATTCGGGCGCAGTTTAGATTTCGCTCCAAAACGGGTGCAGTTGTAAAAGATATAGTTACAGGCACAGGCATTACGTTAACCGACCCCACAAATGGAATTTTTAAAATAGACGAGTTTACGCCCGTTGATTGGGAAGTAGACTCATATTATTATGATGTACAGGTTACTTTTCCAAGTGGAAAGATAAAAACATATGTTTGGGGAATAGTTAAGATAATTCAGGACGTAACAGATTTCTAAAATGGCAGAAAGAGTAAAAGTAAAAGTAAACGATGGGCAGGAAAAGGTATCTATTTTCGTTCAAAGTGGGTATCAACAAATACCGACCAAAACGAGCCAGCTTATTAATGACGGGAGCGATGGAACGAATCCGTTTATTTCAAATACCATCATTCAAAACTTTACAGACATTGCATCACTTTTAGCTGGGCAGGGCGCACAAATAGAAGATGGGGTTTATGGAGTTGCAGACGCCACCGCAGACCCATTCCTAACCTTTCCAGCGGGAGAGACAAGGCTGCAAGCCTACTACCGCTATCTTGGCACTACCAACGGCACTATGGCTGATTATGAGCTTATTAGTGCGCCGTGGGCAGGAAGCGGTGGCGATGCTACAATAGAGTTTCAATCAGAAATAACCGATACCGCCACAATATTTGATGGAACTCAAAAAGGAACAGGAAAAATATACCCGTTCAATAAAGAAACAGCGCAAACCGTAACAATTCAAAAAGATGATTATTCCGAGAATGATACTATAAACATCGAAAGGCGTGGACTTGGAACATTGGAGGTCGTTCAGGGTACAGATGTTAGATTTAGAGGTGTAAGAGACGAGGAAAATAGATTTTTCATAAATGACCGTAATTCAATGGTATCATTGATTTGCAGAGGAAGCAATGAGTTTTCTATAATAGGGAATTTAAAGCGTGGAAGTTTAGGAGCGGTAACAACTTCACATTATTTACCCGCACTTGCACCAACACAAACAAGAAACATTACCGTAACGGGAACAGGGTTTAGTGCAAATATGGTTATAACGGTTACAGGAAATGCCACGCTAAACAGTTGGGCTTTTGTTTCTGAAACTAAAATTACACTGAACATTACCTCTTCTGGGGTTGACGGTGATTTTATTACCGTTACCTATGATAACGGTGATATTTTTGAAGATACTAACGCAATTGAGCTTGTAGAGGTTGAATTTTTATCTACAAACTATCCTTTTGATAGTGGATTTGGGCTTTTCCAAATGGATTCAGCACAAGTTTACGCACTTAGGTTAAGAAGAAGCAGTGATGATGCCGAAACCGATGTAGGCTTTGATGAATATTATAAAGTGGGATTGAATAGCCCCGTTAGCGCAGGGGGTAATCTTTATACTTGGATAGGTGGTAATGATGGATTTATAGTTACACTTTACGACCAAGGAACTTTTGGTAGTGATTTAGTACAGGCAACTAAAGCAGCGCAGCCTAAATTGATTAATGCAGGGTCGATGTATGTGTTTAATGATATTCCGTTTTTGTATTTGGACGGAACTGATGATTGGATGCAAGCTGTTACGGCTCAACAATGGGCAAGTACCAACAATCAAACCATTACATCAATTAAAAGAAGGGTAGCTTTAGAAGATTATGCAACTCTTTTTTCTGACAAAGAGGTTTCTCAGTCAGATTCATTTAGGCTTTATATGAGTAACGGAGCGTTTTTTAATGGTGGTAATATAAATCTTACATCTCGAGATACGGACAACACAACATCACAAGTTTCGGCTATAAGAAGAGCTGGTGTTGAAACAAAATTATACGTGAATGGAACACTTGCCGACACCGATGTAGCACCAACAGCTTCAACAACAAACAGAAAATTAAATATAGGTCAGATAAACACTGTTTATGCCGAAGGATATATGAACCATTGTGTTATATGGAAGTCCGATAAAATAGCTTCATTGGCAAATATAGAAACATTAATAAACACATTTGCATAATGATATTACAAAATATAATATCAACATCTGGTAGTAAGCCTGTTTATGTGCCGCCAATTAATTATGGAGTTGTTTTGCGTGGGGGGATTGATACGGATTTACCTACTCAATTATTCGTGCAACCTTATATTGCTTCTGAATATCCCGAAATACCTTGTGATAAAAAGTATTTTTTTCTTTTTAGTACAGACCACGGGAGGCCATTGCCGAAACAAGATAGAAGTGTTTGGGGAAAGGGCAATAATCTTGACCTTTCAGATTATGAGGATATTGGAGTTTTAAACCTTTCGCCAGAAACAACCGAATTAGAGGAAACCTGTTCTTTACTTAGGTTTCCATCTCAAGACAACGTCATAAATATTTATTATCAGGTTACTCACGAAAGGGGAATATCAGTCAATAATGAAGCTGAAACAAGATGCCAATATACCGATGGGGGTTTATTGCACGAAAATATTTGGACAAAGCCAGACCCTATCAATGTTCTTGGCGAGGACTTACCACAAGACCATACGGGTTATTTAAAGATTTGGAATATTGAAGGGGTTTTAAAAGGAACTCATTACAAAGAGCAGTCTCTACCTTCTTTTATTACTGGTAGTGTACAAGTTAGCACAACTGTAAACGGTCTGGATTGGGTAAGGGGAGATATACTTGACTTGGATAGTGCAGCAGACGAAGGTAGATTTTATTTTCCTTCCTATGGCGAATATTTCAAAATGTACGGTCGATGGTGGTGGATAGGCACAGACCAAGCCAAGGTAGGGAGTAGTTTAACAAGTGCGACAAGGGGTCTTGTGCTTTGCCGTTCAAATGAAAACCTTGAATTGACAGAACAGATAATGCGTTTGGATAACGGTATTTTTGCGGTAGAGAGTTGGCATCCAAAGAAATTCCCAAATGAAAATATAATCCATTTATACGGTACTAACATAAACGAGGGAACTACAAAATATAAAGTTCTAAAACTTGATTTTTTGATTAATTACGTATAAAAAAGATTATTGAACAGCGAAAAACATTGTTGGAAACCATACTAACCTTAATTTTTTGAATATGAAAACAAAATTGATATTTTCCGCAATAATAGCCGCTATTTTCATATCCGCTATGCTCATTTTCAACAAGACAATGACGTTGAGCGAAATTATTCTCGCTTTTGTGGGAGCTTCTGGCACAATAGGATGGGTGTGGAATTGGATTAACGCCAAAGATGAAAAGGCCCAAAAAATAGCCCTGAAAGAAGACAATGAAGCCCTGCGGGAGCTGAACCGTGGGTTAAGGAAATAAGCGAAAAATGCTAAGAGCAATAGCCGCCTACATATTAAAAAACCTATTGGCCATCCACAACGGAAGCGCGGTGGTCAAACTAAAATCATTGCTAATGCTATCCCTGCCCCTATCTGCATTGGCGTCGGTCAACCCAATAGCCCATTGGATAGACGCCAACATCGCCTACATTGGTTTTGTCCTTGTGGCCATCGCCATAGACCACATACTCGGAAGTGCGGTACACGCCTTCGTTAAGCGGGATTTTACGCCAAAAAAAAACATTATCGGCCTTGCCGTTAAACTATCGCTGGTGCTGTCGGTAGGGATTCTCTTTGAAGGGTTCCAATTTTTGTACCCCGAAAAGACACCGTTCATCGAGGCAGCGATGGACTATCTCCTCACAATAACAAGAATTATGGTATTCCTATACCCAGCAGGAAGTGCCTTTGTGAACGCTTCTATTCTTACCAATGGGAAGTTCCCGCCCTTGGGATGGATAAAGAAAGTCGAAAAATTCAACTCAAATTTGGACATTAACCAATTCAAAGAAGAAAAAGATGAAGGCACCGAAGATTTTAGCGAACCTCAGTAACATACTTTCCACCATATTTCTGGTGGTGATGATCCCCTGCACCATAGTAGGCACTTATTTTATCGTCGTGAACAGTAGCGAGATACATAAGAACACCCAGTACCGCATCCGAACGGAGCGAGTACTCGACAGCCTTAGAATACAGCTGAAACTGGAAAGGCGCATCAACACTATGCACCGTGAAGTAATAATTGAAAATATAGAAAACAATGAAAATAAGCGACCACATTAGTTATGCCGAGGCTACATTCAGCGCAACGGCAAAAAGGTACGGAATTGACAACACGCCCGGCGATTGCGAACTAAAGGCAATGATGGTAGTAGCGGAAAAAGTTTTTGAACCCCTACGCAACCACTTCGGAGTACCGATTAAAATCAATTCCTTTTTCAGAAGCAAAACCCTGAACAAAAGAGTGGGAGGGGCGGCCACATCACAGCACGTAAGGGGCGAGGCAATAGATATTGACGACACGCTTGGTGGCGTTACCAATAAGCAGATTTTTGACTACATCGTCAATAATTTGGATTTTGACCAGATAATCTGGGAATTTGGAAACGACAATAACCCCGATTGGGTCCACGTGAGCTATGTTTCACCGAATAGAAATAGGCGAACACAACTAAGGGCTTCACGCAGAAATGGAAAAACAACTTATACCAGAATATGAAAACAAAAACAATCTATCGAAATGCCATAACCGGCGAAATCGTATCGGCAAAGTACGCAAAGTCCAACCCCGATACCACGGTAAAGGAAACGATGAAAGTAGCCCCGAAAAAAGCCATCGAAACGCTACGGAAATACCAAGAATGGAGGCAGGGAAAGGTTGACGCACAGATCCACCCGACTACCATAACCAAGGCAATAAATGAAATATTAAACTACTTCGAGCAATGACCAAAGAACTGATAGCCCGTAGATTGTTGCGCGTAGCCTTCCTGCTGCTGATGGTCTGGCTTGTGCTGTGGGCCACCAGCTGCGGGGGCAAGAAGAAAGCCGTACAGGTTTCAGAAGTCTCAACTGAGATTGCCAAGGTGGAGCGGGTGAATGAATTGGCGGAAAACCATTTTGTTGAACTCAACAATATGGTAGCAAAAACCGAAACCCATTCCATAACTGAAAATACGGACGTTTCGCTTACACAGGCCGACCCAGACAAAGAAATTACCTTAATAGACCCACAGGGTAGGGTAACGAAAATTAAGGGCGCAAATGCCGTTATTTCGAGCCGAAAGGAAAGCGTTTCAAAAATAGATACGTTTGGGCAAAAAATATCCAATATTGACAAGTCCAAAACCACCAAAAATTCCGAAACCGATTTGAAAGAAAGGGCCACCAGAAAGAATAAGTCCGTTTCCAAAGAGAAACAAGGCAAATTCCCGTGGTGGTGGATAGTCATTGCTTTAGTGCTTTACCTTGCAATTTCCTATTTGAGAAAAACGCTTAATCCTTTGGGGTGGATTGGTTAATTCGTTTTACACGACATTTAGAGAATAAAAAGGGCAGGTTATTAATTCAATCTTTGGGCATTTCATCCGCACTACTCATAGCCCCAATACGTTGTAGGTAATAAGCCTACTAAAGCCCTTCTGTTATCTCAATTACTTTTGAAGCTCTGTCCAGCATTCTACATTTTATAGAGTCTTTGTATTCATATTTGCCATCAATTTCGGCAGCTTTTAAAAGTGATTTGTACGCTTCTCTCAATTGCTCTTTGGCAAGTTTGGCGTAATCATTTGCATCTAATTTATTTTCTTCCATTGTATTTAAGTTTTTTGTTTTAAAATCCGTAGGCTTACGTACCTACAACAACGGCTAAAACTGCATTAAAACGACAGTTTAGCCAAACCGTTGTGTGCAAGTGCTACCGAAGTGCTAATTCGATAGCCTGTGCAGGGGCGTACTGCTAAAGTGAGCGTTCGTGCATCTATTTATCATTTGCATAAGGCTGAAAGGGAGTGCATCTTAACCCCTGCCTTCGTATAGCGTCAGCCGTTAGCACCAATGGCTAATACCAATCCGAACCATTGACCATATCAAGTCGGGCAATTGTCGGTAAGTAAAACGTTTCATTATCCATAGTGTCCTTATCGTTCAAATCAAACCCCTCCCAGTCAAAATGGCGAAATTTAGGCGACCAAACACGAACCCAAATCGTTCTTTCATCGGTGCATAATCCGTCCTTTTCAAAGAGTATTTCAAATTGACAATTAGCCTTGTGCTAACACATTATTTGCACCAGCGGGGTTTTCGTTATTCAAATTATTGTTCTGCATATTATTTAAGTTTTGTTTTTCAAATGAAGTTCAGGTGGTGTAATGCCCCACCGAACGCAAATAATCGTTCCGTTAGCGGTCAGCTAAGGAAGACAATCTCGCTTTTTGTCCAGATGGTATATTTCTTTTTAATTCTTCATAGCTACCTTGAAAAAAATGTTCTTTACAATCCTTACAGTCCGCAGACGTTCCCCAATGCTCACCTCGCTTTGTAAAAATATCTGCTACCTTGAAAGTTCCTCCACAAGTGCATAAAGGAAAGTCAGGTTCAGCTAATACAGATTCTATCTTTCCAGCTTTTGATTTATATTCAATAATTCCCATAGTTTAATATTTGGGCGCAAAGCCGAACCGCTAACACGGTATATATGCTATACGCCAAGTGAGTGCCGTACTTTGATTAAACTTTCGGAAGGGCGTACAGCACATATACCCATTCCGTTAGCTGCAATATAAAATTTTTGGAAGGCGACCATCAAATACAAATTTTGTAACGTGGCACAACCATACTTCAAATTCGTATATATCACTTTTTAGGTCATACCAACCACCATTGGCTTCCTCTCTATTAAATGTCAGCGTAAATCTTGGGTTATCAAATTCTTTGTCGCTTATAGTTAGGTAAGTATGCCATTCGCCTTGTGCCACTATATCAAGCATCACATCAGCGCCACACACCATTTCAAGTTCTTCTTTATCGCCTTCCCATTCAGGAAGCACTATATACCATCTATTGTCTTGTTCTTTTTCAAATTTAAATGTTCTCATAAAGTGAAAATTTTATACAGTCAGCTAACACGTGCTATAAAACATTAAAACGATTTTATAGCACCAGACGTTGGCGGTAATATCATTCGTGCCATTCAATTTCAGTTCCGCAATTATCACAACACTCATCATAAGTTATTCGCTCATTAACAATGTATGCTTCACAATTAGGGCAATAAGCATCTGCTGTTTCTGCTACTAATTCTGCTTGGGAAGGAATACTACCGCCAACACTCGCTATAAGTAATGGCGGGTTAGTACTTTCTTGATGTTCTGTGTTTTCTATTTTCATTAGTGATTAATTTAAAGTGAGTAGTTCCAAATCCGCCACTACTCATAGCGGATGCCGTTATAAGCAAGCTGCTACATTCCTGCTTCGTTTGACAATTCCGTTTCAAAAGAATTAAAAAAAAGCCCACCGCACTTTTTAAACACAAGTATATTTTGGTGAACTTTAACTAATTTTTTATTTTTCATATACGATTCTGCTCTCATTGCTGCCGTATTTAATCCGTTTTCTAAAAGTATTGCCTCATTGTATAATTTATAACCAGCTTTGTAAAAAGCAAGTTTTGTTATAGTTATTAAATCTTTATAAAAACCTGTTTTTTTATCACGAACATCCCCAACAACAATTACCGCAAAACCATCATCTTTTAATAGATTAAAAGTTTTGTTTATTATAGAATTAAATTTAACAATAAACTCGGTATCACTCATATTACTTAAATCGCTTTGCAAATCAGAATAAACTTCTAAATCCATATATGGCGGACAAGTAAATAATAAATCAAATTTTGTTTGCCATTTATCATCCAATAAATTATCACTATCCCCACAATACCATTGCGGTTGTTTATCTATTGGTAATATATTTATTGCCTGTTCTCTGTTACTATCAACCTGTTCTTGCCTTAATTCAATTCCAGTATATTTATAGCCTAAATAATTCGCTACAATTCCACGAACAGAACCACCAGCAAAGGGGTCTAATATTGTGCCACCATCAGGGCAAAACCATTTATACATTAGTTCGCACAATACAGGGTCAAATATACTTGTTCCTGTATAGCTTTGCCTTGTTTCATAATTAGCATTATTATTAAACCCATTCAGCCCTGTTAATTCTCTTTGCCTACCAACTTCGCTTTTTATGCCTTTTTGCTTCCATATATTTTTTCTTTTTTGCCAACTACCACTAACAGCATCAAGTCTTGTAAATGGTGGCTCAATGAATTTATCTCTTAACAATTCATCTTTTATTATGTCGTTACCAAATAAATCTTTTTCCATCCCTCTTTTTTTTTAATTATTTTGTTTAGTGCTTCGATTTGAGTTTTTAGGTAATTAACCGCAGCCAGCTTATAACACGTGTTTTGCGTTATGGCGGCTGACGTGCTGAAATAAACCGCAGTAGTTCTATTTGGCTTTGGTGCTATGCTGACAGTTAGTGCTACTAATCCGCCACAAACGCAAAGCACCTTAACGTTAT